TTTGTTGTTTGATTTTTCAATTTTAAATTCTAATTCTTTGCATTCTCTCTGCAAATTAAATAATTTTTCTTCATATTCTTTGTTTAATCTTATTTTTTCAAGAATTTGATTAATTTTTTCTTGTTGATTTTTTGTTTTTTCGAATTCTAGTTCCATTTTAGAAATTGTATTATCAAGCATTATTAATTTTTCCTTCTTCTCATTTAACTTATTATTTACTTGAGATATTAATTTATGTTGTTCTTCTAGTATATTGCCGTTTTCATCAGAAATATTAATGTTTTGTTGAAGTAATTTAATATTTTGTTGTAATTTTTTTAACTCTTCCTTCTTTGATTCTTTTTGTTTGATAATTGGATTTTTTATACAGAATTTACATTTGGGATCATACTTATGATTTTCTAATTCCTTCAATAAATCCAATAATTCAATCTCTTGTTGAATTTTGTATTTTAATTCTATTCTTTTTGGCTGTTCTTCCATCCATTTATCATAAGAATTTCTGTCAAATTTTGATATTTCTTCATTAAAATTATTTATTTTTAATTCAACAACTTCTTTTTCTTTCTTTTTTCTTATCAATTGAGATTTTATTTCAGAAAAATTTAATTCTTTTTTACTCAAATCATCTTCACTCTTTGATATTGGATTAATTTTTGATTGAATTATTATAATTTCATTTGATTTGTTTTGATATTCTTGTTTAAGAGAGGTAAGTTTTTGTGTTAATTTGTTTAATATGTTTATAAATTCAATTGATGTAAGTTGGGATGATTTTTCTGTAATAATATTTTGCGATCTTGATTTCTGTAATTTAATTTCAGATAATATTTCTTCCGGATTATTTGTAGAAAAATTTTGAAGTTTTTTCCATAAGGAAACTGTTGGTATAATTGCATTTTGTGTAAAACTTTCTAATTCTTTTTTTAATTTTGAAAGCTCTTCTTTTATTTTTTCATTATCTTTTAAATAATTATTTGTAATTTCTTCTGATTTTTTAATATATTTAAATGATTTATTGTTAAATTCTTTTAATTTTTGTTCGTAATTATCAATAGAAGAACTTATTTCTGAAATTATTTTATTATTTTTGACAATTTTATTTTGGATATCTTTTTCATCATATTTTTCAGCTGGATTTGGTTTAATTTGTTGTCTTTCTTCTTCTTGTCTTTCCATATTAATATCTTTTTCATACAATTGTTGTGTTATTTCTTCCTGGAGATTATTTATATTGAGGTTAATTTCTAGAATATTATTCTCAATTTCTTCAATACTTTTATTTTCGAGATATTTGTCAAGGTAGTTCACTTGATTTTTAATTGGTTTTATATGATCAGATAATTTTTTAACAATATCATTCCAGATGTTAAGTTTTAGGACTTTGTAGAGATATTCTTTACGGTCTTTATCGGTCATCTCCTTAAATGAATTCGTACGATTTTGCAACTGCACATTTGTAAAAATAAAATCATCATATGAACCAATAAGCTCGGTAATAACTTTATCAGTTTTTCTGCGGTCTTCATCATTTAATGATTCAGCAATTTCGTCGGATATGCAATAGAATTCATTTTTGGTAATTTTAATTTTTTCGGTATGTTCTCTTTTTCCTTCTTTAATTATTACATAAATATTAGAACCTATTTTAAATCGAAGTTTACTGGTAAAATTATTACAATTTATGTTGATTATATCCTTTGATATGCCTGTTCCACGAGATCTACTGAATTTTGTGAAAAGTGTAAATAAAATTATATCAATTAAGCTTGATTTTCCGTGACTATTAGGTGCAATTATACCAATTGGATTATTAGAAGTGAACCGTGAGAAATCAATATAATTATTTGGGCCATATCCGAAGAGATTGGAAAATTCAAGATCAATAAGTTCCCATTTGGATATGCTTTTTTCAGTTATTATTTCTGCATCGGAATGCAATTCTTGATATTTTTGCATTATAAATGATAATTCGTTTGGTTGGAGATTTGGGAAAGATTTTTTGAGGTGATTTGTGAGAAGATTTTGGATAGATTCTAAGTCAAAATTATTATCTTCTTCTTGTGTTGATTTATTATCTTTATTTCCCAGGAAATTATGTGTAATTTTAACATCATTTGAACAAGCTTTGACAAGATAATTAATTTTTGAAATAAATTCTGGAGTACAATTTTTAATATTAAGTTTAACATTGATGGATGAACACATATTTTGGAGATATGAATAGATTTGATCTGATGAAATTATTTCTTCTTCAACGAAAATGTTGTTATTAATGAGATTGAAGACGAAAAATCCGTGTTTATTTTCGATGGGATAATAAATATGATTTTGATGGAAAAGGTCCCAATGGAGAGCACCGTGGGGGGAGTTCCATTCATTAAAATTTTGGGCAATTAAAGAACTAGCATATGCAATTTTTTTTTGTTCGGGATCAAGAAATTGAAATTTATGGATATCTCCTAAAAGGACATAATCATATCCATCAAAGTCTTCTACCAATCTTTCTCCTCGCAATCTATGTCCAACACCCGTTTCAATTATTCCAACACCCCCATGGTATAATGCTATTTTATGGGATATTTCGGGTGGATTGGTGAATGAATTTGCATAGATCCATTTATTATCGAGGAGAGAGTTGACTGAGATAGATAGGTTGGCGATATAGTAAACGCCAGAATTTTTAAGATAGTAGAAATTTGGTATATGCAGATTTTCAACAATTGCCGTAATACTATCTTCGCGCTGATTATTAGTTAAAAGTGCATCGTGATTTCCAGCAATCAATAGTGTTAATGTGATGGAAGATAATTTGATAAGAAAGTTTTGTGTGTTTAAAATGCATTCTGGTGACAAATTATTTTTAGAATGCAAAAGATCACCTGTAATAATAATTATTTGATTTGGATTTTGTTTAATATTTTGTTCAATTAATTCATATAATTTGTTAAAAACTTCTTGATATTCTTTTTGTCGATTGTAAAGTCTGATATGTATATCAGAAATATGGAAGATGTGGGATATTAGGGATAGGTTGGATTGTATGTGGAATAAATCTGGTAACCATAATGCAGGAGAAGAGGTGGAAATTGCATTTTGGAGAGAAGAAATGACTTCAGTTGGAGAAGGAACAGTTTGATGATTATTGATAAAATTTGGTTCGAAAAAGTTATAGAAATAATTAAGAAAATTTTGTACTTCTTCTTTTTTTTCTTGAGATGTTCTCGATGTATTCAATATTTTGCTGATGGTATTAAGATATTTTTTATCATTTGTAATAATTACAGTGGATAATTCTTGATATGTTTTTCCTTTGTATTTTGCGAATGATACTTTAATGTTTGAGAGTGAAGAGTAATCCATTGGGTTGAAATTATAATTCCAGATATTTTTAATTTGTTATTTTTTATGTTTTATTTTCAGGGTAATTTTTAAATTAAGTATATTATAGATGGATATTGTAAAAAGTATATTTAAGAGAGTAGTTGGTGGAGAATTAGTCAATAAGTCTGATAAATATCCATTTATGGCGACAGTTTGGTATTTAGAAGGAAATAAATTTTATTATAAATGTGGTGCATCATTTATTGGTAAGAATTTTTTTTTAACAGCGGCACATTGTTTAAAAGGGAGAGATTTAGATAAGGTGGTAATAATGATGGGTAGTACCAATATACGTACTATGCCATTAAATTTTAGGGTAATAAGGGCAAATATTCATCCAAAATTTGAGCCATCGAGTTTAAAAAATGATATTGCAGTTTTGGAGGTTGAGCAGGATGTTCCTGGTCCATTTAATTTTCCAGTAAAAATACCTTGTAATCATATGAAAAATATTTGTTATAATATTGGACATACTGTTAGGGTGATTGGATTTGGTAAGGATAATGAGAATAATGCGATGGATCATTTATCTGAATTAAAGGAGATTGATATAAAGGTAAAATCGATTGAGGAGTCAAGGTATCATAGAAATTTAATTTCTTCAGATATGTTTTTGGCAGGAGATATCGTGAATAATTTGGTAAGGGATGCTTGTACTGGTGATAGTGGTGGTCCTTGTTTAAAATATATAAAGGGTAATTGGTATTTGGTAGGTATAGTTAGTTGGGGAAATGGTTGTGGAAGAAAGAGGACACCAGGAGTTTATACAAAAGTTTTACCATTTAATGAATGGATCAGAGAAATTTGCAGATTTTCTAGTTGTAGTAATCATTGATCGAAGTAACCTATTTCATATGCTGAAAAATAAATATCATTCTTAAAATTTTGGACAAGATTGTTCCAATCAGTTAATAATTTATTGTCTGCCATAAATTCTTGGTATTTTTCTAATGTTATTAATTTTTGACCAATAAAATAATCTTCATTATCATTGTTAATATTGTGAATACTTGATGAGAGAATTGCAGAGAAATTATTGTTTTTATCGATTGATAAATTTGATATTATTTTTTCTTGGAGAAGATAGTTTAAAAATTTTTTTTTTTCATTGGTTATTTTTCTGTTTAAATGAAATTTTATAACAAATTGATGAAGATGTTTTACCATAAAATTAAAAAATATTTTAATTTTTATTTAATTATTTTTTTTTGATTGCGGTTTATGACAAAAAGGATATCATCGTATTGATTTTTGATGTTTCTTAAGTCATAAATTTGAATATATTTTTGATTTTTTTTGGATACGTGATTTTTTAATATGTTAATCCAATCGAAATCTTGTATATCTTCAATAACTAAAATACCTTTTTTCTTCATATTTTTTTGATATAGATTCAGAAAACTAATCATGCTATCAAGAGTATGCGGACCATCATCGATTAGTATATCGAACTTAATTTTTTTTGGTTTTAAGAAGTTATTTTTGTGAAATTCTGGATCGTATGCGTTTGTATTTAAATAAAATTTAATTCTGGGGTTATTTTTGAGTTCATCAACTACTCTTTCTGGTCCAAGTATGTCAAGTGAGTGAATTTTTATTTTATTAAAGTAGTTTATCCATAGTTTTAGACTTCCACCATTTTTTTCATGAAAATTACCGATGCCGATTTCTAACATTTTTTTTGCTTTTTTCTTTATTGGAGCAAAAAGAGTTTCATAAGAATCGATATATGAGTGGGCTGTGTCTTTGTCAGTTAAAGAGTAATCAACAAACTGTCTTAGAGACATTATATTATTTGTAAATATTATAAAATTTGTTCAAATAAATATATAATTATATTTAAACGAGTATGTCAGTAATAAATCCATTTG